CTTCGGGACATGGGATATTTGGACAAACTGAATGATATCAAACTTGAATCATATGACAAAATGTTCACAGAACAAACTTGGAACAGCGGACTTCAAACCATGTTCATGTCAGACCTTATGGGAAAGGTTAAAAAGAAAAAAGATCCACGTCACATGAAACCATTTGTGCGGGATCCGGGCACACGCAAACATGTTCAAACAGTACCCAACATGCACAAAAATTTGGATAAATTTCCAGAAGTGGGAATGCTTAAAAAAACCAAAGGACGACGAATCATAAGCGAACCCCGTGCCATGCAAATTGCCGCATTTTATAATATAAATTTAAGTGAAAAGCCGTCCAAGTTGGGCAGATCTTCTGTAAGTATTAGAAAACAAAACAACATTTATGTATTGGAGAGCTAATGAGTATTGATCGTTATGTAGGTCCCGGATGTGTATCTGTTTATCCTTACACATACACGCCCAGTGTTCTTCGTTTTACCGACAAAGAGAACAACGAATGTGAACGGGAAGTTATAGGCGATCAAATGCGGGAAATCATAGATCTTTACGGCCAAAAAGTAGCTTACTGGCAAAACCCCTATAATACCCTTAGTGCGGACAATATTTACGGGGAAGATCCAACTCGAAATTGGCCCCAACCTCAATATATCATCATGGGAATCAAGCTGGACGAAGACAATCTGACCCTAAACAAATTTGGTTTTGATGCTCAAGACTACATGACGGCCATGGTTCATATCAGCAGCTTTTATGCAACTTTTGGTCCGGGTCAAGAACCCAAAAGTGGGGACATTTTGAAATTAACAGAATATGGAAGTGATCGTCCGGGAGATCGGGACGGAAAACTTTTTGAGGTAACCCAAAGATTAGATAGTGAAAACAGCAGTATAAATCCTTTGGCCGGTCATTACGTATGGCTTTTGAAGCTGAAACGTTTTGACTATTCGGAAGAAGTGGATCTACCGAATGAAAAAGGAAGCATTCAAGTCATGGATAACACTGGTTATGGCACATTATCCGCGACAGTTAGCGGAGAACAGCCTCGCGTTCCCCGTCCAGCTAATCTGGATGACAGTGCCAATAAAGTTGTTAAACGATTTGTATTTGATTATTCAGCTACCGGAAATGACAATGTGTATGGCACTTATGATGTGCACAATGATTGATCCCGTTCGATAACCTCTTCTTCCTCTTCAATCTGTTCGCATCGTTCCAAGGTGCGCTTCTTTTTTAAGATATCCATATTGGCAATTTTTGTATCGATTCCAAATTCATGATGATTGACCTCATCCATCATGGTTTCAAAGCGGCTATCCATGTATTTTTGCATGGCAATTGGCTGAATCCAAAAATCATCCGACATGTTTACATTCATTTCCTCACATTTTTTTTCAATCAAATCGATTGATTCGATCAAACAAAGCCATCTGGCAAATTCAGCCTTTTTCATATCCACACGGGCTGGACGATTGTTAAGAATCATTTCCATGGATATATTGTCATTGGTCTTTTTAGGGTCGTGGGAACTGTTGATTAAAATTGTTTCCTGTAAAATTTTATGTTCTTTTTTATTAACATTTAAACGGGCCATGCGTCCGTGAAAGATCATTGGAAGGGCAAACATCTGACCTGAAGTTGAATTATTCGCCTGTTTGGAAATTGTGTTTTGAATGTCGTACCATTCGTCACTGGTCATTTCCACACGGGCTGGACGACCTTGCAGATCCAATTCCAGAGTGATGTTGTTGGTGTTATTGATTTCGAGGTTGGGATTGATCGTGGATGTATTGTTGAACATATGCCGCCAAGATACAAAAAAGCAGAGGAACGTCAAGCTTTATTTTGAGTTCACTCATGATACTGAACGCGGCACTCACTGATTCGTAAATTTTGTGAACCACGAAACTTTTTCGGTCTAGCCCTTCCGGTTTTTGAATGCTCAGTTTTTTATATTCTTGGAATATTTCATCAAAAAAATCCATGATGATGCGTTCTGAATCATTCAAATTTTTCTTTTTTGTTTTAAAAATTTTATATAAATTATAATAATCCGGACCCTTTTTTATGAAAAAATTAGATAATTCTTCATCAAATCCTTGCATCCAGTTTTCATTTTTTACTGTGGAAAGCGGAACAACACTGCTGCTGGTGACACTTTTGGCTATTTGAAAAAGAAGATTATTATTCATCTTTTAAATTTAATGGAAGGGCATCCAAAGATTGTACAACCACAGGTTCGGTATTAAGTGCAGTGCCTAATTTGACATATACCGATACTTTCTTTTCACATTTTGGACAATCATAAGTTGTGCCTTCCTGCAAATCTACTGGAACAAAGCATTTGTGTTTATCAGCGCATGGACAGGTAAGTTCAAATCCCCGTTTGTTATATTCCTTTTCCAGTTCCAAATCCACTTGCTTCAACCGTAAACCATAACGGATTATGGCAAACTTTCTGAAACCAAAATCGATTGCATATTGCAATCCTACAGAAAACAAAGAAACAAAAAAGTAAGTCCAAAATGACGTTATGCCCAATGAATAAAGAACGCCACAAGCGGCTAATGGAAGACTTAAAAATAAGATTATTCTAAACAGCATTTTATCCCTCTAAAATTTTATTTAGAGGGTCTACTGTTTCTTCAAGTATCTTTTGAGCTTTATTGATTTTTTCTATAACCTGTTCCAATTGCTGTAGCTTCTCTTTCTTGTTGCCAATCAGGGGGTTATTTTTACTCATTTCACAGATCATTTTGCTGTTGCTAAGTTTTGTGAAATTATCTGCCAAACTTTCAAAAATCTTGTCCAAGGGATAAGGAAGAGTTTTAGGGGCCAAATAAGAACCTTCTGGACTGAATTTTTTGACTAAATCATCAACTGTAAGTGTTTGACCTTTAAGCTCCCGGGTAGCAATTCCGGATACCCAGCGGTTATAAATCATCTGCGTATCTTCATTAAACATATATAAATTATTTATCATTATAATAAATAATAATATGGCAGTCATATCTAAATATTTTGCAAATATATTAAAAGAACAAGACGAACCAGAAGCAGTTGTTCCAGAAATTCCTAAAGCCGAAACTGATCGGACAAGCATGGAGGCTGAACTGGATAAAGACACTCAACCCCATGAATTTGATGTGCAAGCCGTTACCCGAGAACAAATGGCTGCCCGCAAAACAAATGCTTCTCAAGCAATTGAACTGCAAAGCTGGGTGAAAAACATTGACAAGTTTCTTGAATATCTGAACAGCCCGGATATCAATTCAGTTCAGACTCAATTGCACATGGCACCTTGCGACAGTCTTTTCGAAAAGGTGGCCAAGAGCGAAACCAAAAAGATTGCCCGTGTTTGCGTGGAACTTAGCGGTCTGAGCGAACGTCTGAAAGCTTATCTGATCAGTAGCAAGAGCGAAAAATAATCACATCTGCATTTGCAGTCGGGCTTTGGGTCCTTCAAACGTATTTTTTAATATAAAGTCTGTTTCCACCCCGTTTATTTTCCGGTCCATGCACATTTCATTCAGATCCTTATAAGGGATGCTTTTTGGCCAAACAAAAACTTTTTGCTTGTTTTCGATCAGCTGTTTCATCTTGTTATAAGCCGTCTCATCCTTGTTCTGATTGTCCAACACCCATATTTTTGAATGCAAAGGAAAGTTATTCAATTGTTCCTGTTGTTTCTCGGTAAGACTGTTTCGGCTTTTATTGATACCGGAAACTGCCACACCGTTCCGGCAAAAACAGGCATCAATTGGTCCCTCAAATATGAAGATATGGGGAAATTCAGTTATTTTGTCCACGTTGAAAAGACTTCTATCTCCACCACTTTTGCTAAGATAATTGGGTAGGTCAGATTTGTCTGAAGGGAGTTTTCGGCTTTGATAGTAGGCTATCTTTCCGTCCAGATCATAAAACGGAATGATCAATCTGTTTTTATGAATATAATCCACCGAGCTGAACCAAAATGTTTTTGGCTTGTTAACGGCTGAATGAAGTCGTCGATTACAAACATAGCTTACACATTCCTTAAAATGAGGATTTTTCATGTTTTTAAACACCTGTGTGGTGTCAAAAATATTCACAGAATCTTTTGGCAGTATCTGTGGTTCTGGCGGCTTTTCCTCAAGCTTGATGCGGTCATTTACAAAATTTTTATCACTGATGGGCTTACCGGTAAGATCAAAATGAAGCTTGTATAATTTTGCACTGTATCCGCAATTGAAACAATAACAGCTGTTGGTTTTTGTGTAAAAATAAAACCTTTTGCGTTTCATCCATGAATCACCCTCCCGGCAAATGGGACAGCAACCATTATATGTTTGGTTGTATTTGTTGTAATTTAATTTTGCCAGATGACTGCTGAGAAAACTGTGAATATCAATCACCAGCATATTTTAACATAAGAATTGAATTATCAAATATTATGCTTAAATAAACAAGTTATGGACCGGGACAAATATTTTGACATGGGCATGCAGTTCATGGGGTATGGAAAATTTGAAAAAGCCATAAAATATTTTGAAAAATGTCTGGATCTTTATGAAACCAAAGAACACAAGGCTTTGTGTTTAAATGCTCTGGGAAACGCATTGGAAAGGGACGAACAAACCAAGAAAGCCGAAGAAACTTATAAAAAAGCAATTGAAACAGATCCTAATCAAAAATTATTTTATAATAATCTTTTCAATCTGAACAAATTTCAACGCAAAAACAAAGAAGCACTGGAAACATTTGAAAAGCATCTTTATGATCCAAATGATCCCAATCAAAAAATAACTTTGGCCGAGCTTTACACGAACGTATCCAAATATGAACAGGCATATGATGTTTATCTAAAACTGATCAAAGAGTATCCGCAGGAGGTTTCGTTTTATTGGAAAATTGCTCTTAGTTGCAACAGTATGGGCCGGAATGATGAAGCCATTATGTGGGTCAACAGAGGCAAACAATTAGATTCGGAAAACCATCATTGCAACATTGCCTTGGGTATTTCTCAGCTGTTCAACAAACAAATATTTCAAGCCAAGAAAACATTTGAAAGTCTCAAGATAGACCTTTTCAGCAAAAAATGGTATCTGGCGTACATCACTTTTTTGGACAAAAACTATACTGAAGCATGGAAAAATTATGAGGTGCGAAACGAAGGAGTATGGGCCGTAAAACCCCTTCGGGAAAAGCCCATGTGGGATGGCTCACCCAT